GGATTGGCGATGAACGACGAAGTGCGGGTTCTGTTGCCTTGGGATAAAGAACTTGAGGATTTACACAGAGCAATGGGGCATATCAAATGACTGACGAACAGTTGATTGAAATTGCAATTCAAGGTCACGCAAGCACACGAGATGCAATCAGGTATGCAATTGAGCATGAGCGTAGGCGGTGCCTTGAAATTTGCAAAAGTTTTGAGGTTGAGGAACTCGAACCATTAGACCAAGAGGCGCTCAACCGGACATATACGGCACAAGACATAGCGCATGACATAAGATACGGACACCCAACAAAATTATTGTCAGACAGCCAGCTAGACAAGTTGATTATTTCTGAATGTGGGCAGGACGCTTGCCTTCCAGCAATGCGGAGGTTTGCTAGGGTTGTGGAGAAGGCCGTAAAAAATTAAAATTCTAATATAGGCATCCGATTAGCCGGACGTAAGCGGCTATTATTGCGATTATTATCAGGACAGTGGTGGGCGCGTTTCGATGCGGTTGCACGTTGGAGTGCATCGCCCAGCAAGCGGCTAACGTGTTTGAGCGGTCAAACTTGTGCACAAGAAGCGACATATATAGCACGGTAAGTTCTGGGCCAACTTGGTGAAAATCCAAGACCACTGTCCTGATGGTGAATGCAAAGATTTGCTATGGCCGTAAAAAATAATTGAATTTTTTTTAGGTTCGCCCGCCTTTTCTTGTATTAGTATGTTAATATCCTTTCATCGCAACAAACAACAAACAGGGAACGCAAAATGTCTACAATCATCGAGAAATTAACAGCACGCATTGAAGATTATTACACCACAAATAAAAACCCTTGCAAGAACTATGCAACGGAAGAAGCGGCAAAAAAAGCAACAAAAAAAATGGCTCAAGACGCTGCGACATATTTTGACAAAGACAATAGAAAAGATGCTGAGGCAGCGGATTACGTTGTGTTTTACGTTGAAAAAATGGGTCGCTGGGTTGGCTGTATAAATTTAAGTGAGTTAATAAATAGGCCGAATTCAACTGGCGGGTATTTAGGGTTTTGCCGTAACTTTTATACTTGGTAAACCAAGGGGCGAAAGCCCATTTATAAACGGGGAATAAAATGAACAAATTTTTAATAGATGAGCCGACAGTAATTTCTTTTTCTGGTGGTCGTACTTCTGCATATATGCTTTGGCGTGTTTTACAGGCGCATGGTGGAAAATTACCGCCAGAGGCAATTGTTTGTTTTGCTAATACTGGGAAAGAAGATGAGGCAACTTTAAGATTTGTTGATCGTTGCAGCAAAGAATGGAATGTAGATATTGTATGGCTTGAATTTAGAGATAATGAATTAAAGTTTGATAGGGTTACATTTGAAACTGCTTCAAGAAATGGTGAGCCATTTGAAACATTAATTATAAAAAGAAAATTTCTTCCAAACCCTATTAGTAGATTTTGCACGGTTGAATTAAAAGTTAGAACAATTCACAGATATTTAAAATCTATCGGTATTGATGAAGCTATAAATATGATTGGAATTCGTGCGGATGAGCAGAGAAGACTTGTAAAAATATCTAATAATGATTACGGTAACAAATGGCCTAAATCTGCACCTCTTGGACCCGCTGGAATTACAAAAGAAAATGTTGGAGAATTCTGGAGAAATCAAAAATTTGATCTTGAACTGCCAAATATAAATGGAGTCACAAAACACGGAAATTGTGATCTTTGTTTTCTTAAAGGAACCCAGCAAATTATGTCGCTTGTTTCTGAAAAGCCAGAAAGGGCGATTTGGTGGGCAAAAATGGAAACACTTGTCCAAACATCAAATAAATCATTTGGGGACGGCGGTAGATTTCGCAAAGATAGGCCAGGTTATTCAGAACTTGCAAAATTTATTGATAAGCAGGGTGATTTTTTTGGGCATGATGAATCTATTGAATGTTTTTGCGGAGATTAATCACGGGGCGAAAGCCCCTTTTTTATTGCTCAAAAATCAGTTATTGTAATACCTCAGACCCGCACTGTTTGCGGAGAAAGGTATTATGCAGATCACTTATAAAGCGATTGATTCGCTCATTCCATACGTCAAGAACTCCCGCACTCACTCAGATTCACAGGTCGCCCAGATCGCGGCAAGCATAAAAGAATTTGGATTCACTAACCCAGTATTGCTAGATGAACATGGCGGCATTGTGGCTGGTCATGGTCGTGTTATGGCGGCTCGCAAGTTAAAGCTAAATGAAGTCCCCACTATTACACTTGGATGGCTCACAGACACGCAGAGACGGGCTTACGTGATAGCGGATAACAAGCTGGCGCTGAATGCTGGATGGGATGATGAAATGCTCAGGCTAGAATTTGAAAGCCTTGAAGAGTTGGGTTTTGATCTTAACCTAACTGGATTTTCTGAAGATGAAATTTCTGCGCTTCTTCCGGTTGAATTAACTGAGGGACTAACAGACGAAGATGAAGTTCCTGAAGTGCCTGCTGAACCGGTTACAAAGTTGGGTGATGTTTGGATACTGGGAAATCATCGCTTAATGTGTGGTGATTCTACTAGCATTGATGCGGTGGAAAAACTCATGGATGGTAAAAAGGCTGACATGGTTTATTGCGATCCGCCATATGGCATGTCTCTTGATACCGACTACAGCAAGATAAAAGGGTCAGATAAAAGCCCAAACGCTAAAGGCTACAAATGGGAAAAAGTTATTGGAGACGATCAGGATTTCGACCCATCGCAACTGATCAACATATTTCAAGATGCTAGAGAACAGTTCTGGTGGGGCGCGGACTATTACTTTGAGTGCTTGCCAAGGGGTGGCAGTTTGCTTGTTTGGCAAAAACGTGACAAAGCAGATGCTGAGATGATCGGAAACGACTTTGAAATTTGTTGGTCAAAACAACGGCACAAGAAGGCAACATTCTGGAAGCGATGGGTTGGATTCGATTCAATTGAGCGTGGAGAAAAGAGAGTTCATCCGACTCAAAAGCCGATAGACCTTCATTGCTGGGTTTTTGAGCAGTGGGGGAAACCTACAGATATGGTTATTGATCTGTTTGGCGGTTCTGGTTCTACATTAATAGCGTGTGAAAAAACAAACAGAAAATCAATGTTAATGGAACTTGACCCGAAGTATTGCGATGTGATTATTAAACGCTGGCAGGATTTCACAGGAAAGCAAGCAACGCACGAAGAAATAGGAAAGACTTTCTCAGAGATTAATAATGAAAAAGAAAATTGAAAATTCGGCTCCAAAAAAGGAGGATGGTAGAAAAAACAACGGTGGAGCACGCGAAAACGCAGGCAGAATGCCATTTGAGCCAAAGGATGCAGAGCGTAAACAAGTGGAGGCATTGTCTGGATATGGCCTACCAATTGAGCAAATAGCAATGCTAATCCGTGATGGAATAGATGCGGACACATTGAGAAAGCACTTTTCTAGTGAGTTGGTTTCTGGCAAGTCAAAGGCCAATGCACAGATTGGAAGAACGCTATTTCAAAAGGCAATGGGTGGAGATACCACGGCCATGATCTGGTGGAGCAAAACACAAATGCGCTGGTCTGAAACTCAGAAGCATGAATTGACTGGTGCTGATGGCGCTCCGTTGGAGATTGCCAGGATTGAACGAGTGATCGTAAAGAATGGGTAAAACCCTTTCAATTGCCACGCCAGAGTGGGCTATACCATTGCTTCAGCCAAGCCGGTACAAGGGCGCATGGGGAGGTAGGGGCTGCGTTCATCCCGACACATTAATTGACACGCCATCAGGAAAAATTAAAGTTAAAGACTTTAAAGGGGGTGATGTTTATTCTCATTGGAAGGGGGAAGCCGTTATTGCAAAAGCAACGGCGGCATTCCCATGTACTGAAGAAGATTTGTTTGAAGTTGTTTTAGAAAACGGCTCATCAATTATTGTTACTGATGAGCATAAGTTTTTAACGCCTACTGGGTGGAAAACGCTTTCTTCTCTCTCGACAGGCGATGACGTTCTTTCACCGAGTTTGAAATTCGTTTCTTCCCCTCCGCTGACCACTTTGGAATTTTCCCTTTTAAAGTCACAGAAAGGTGTTCGGCATTTGATTGGAACACCCGCAGATTGTCTGGGTGATTATTTAAAATATTTCCATCAATATGATCTACAACCTCATGCGGTAAAAGATAGCGGCCAATTTTCTTCTCGACAACAAGCCGATGCAGGGCAACATATCCCCCGTGTTTTGTCTTATTTGGATGATTTGGGCTTCTTTGATAAATATAACCCTTCATTAATGTTTGGCCTGTTTTCCAGTCGTGTCGCTCCTCCATTTTTGGAACAATTATGTTGTACAAATTTGGGAAGTTATACCTTCGGAATGTTTTTTGAACAGCTTTTGGACTCATTTGAAGCAGTTTTGCAATATCCTTGCTATACATTCCAGAAGACGCCAGCTCACAAATTTTTAAAACTTTATCAGGCGATTTGCTGGTTGAAACATCAGGCACAAAGTTTTGAAACGCTTTTTTGCAAACTTCTGCATAACGATTTAAGTAAAGTTGCTTTGGGTCAGTCATATTCGCTCATTAATGATTGTGGGAACTTTGATTATAATCGAATAAGACTGATCCGCAAGCACTCCCGCCAAGTCTATTGGGATTTGCACGTTTACGGAACAAATAATTATTTTGCAGAAGGATTTGTAAACCACAACAGCGGGAAATCACATTTGTTTGCTGAGTTGATGATCGAGGCGCACATCATGGATGCCAAGCGCAGAAGCGTATGCGTTCGTGAAATTCAAAAGTCCCTGAATCAGTCGGTAAAGCGCCTGCTGGAAACCAAGATAGAGCAAATGAATGCTGGTGCGTATTTTGAGGTTCAGGAATCCGTCATTAAGTCACGCAAGGGTGACGGGATGATTATATTTCAAGGCATGCAAAACCATACGGCAGATTCTATTAAGTCACTGGAGGGATACGATTGCGCATGGGTTGAGGAAGCGCAAAGTTTAAGCCAGCGGTCATTAGATTTGCTTCGCCCTACAATCCGAAAGCCGAATTCCGAACTTTGGTTCACTTGGAACCCGAACAAAGCGACTGACCCAGTAGACGCGCTATTAAAGGGCGATAGCAAGCCGCCAGAGGCCGTTGTAATAGAAGTCAATTATATGGATAACCCGTGGCTTCCAGAGGTTCTACGGAACGAAATGGAGTATGACAAACGGAGAGACCCAGATAAGTATGCCCACGTTTGGCTTGGCCAGTACAACAAGAACAGCAATTCGCGGGTTTTCCATAATTGGCGAATAGAGGAATTCGAGGCGCCTGCTGATGTAACGCATAGGCTCGGTGCTGACTGGGGGTTTTCAGTAGATCCGACTGTTTTAGTTCGGTGTCATGTAATCGGCAGAACTTTATACATCGACCATGAAGTGTATCGGGTTGGATGTGAAATCATGGACACACCAGACTTGTTTTTTACTGTGCCTGACTCAGAAAAGTGGCCAATGGTGGCTGACTCTGCAAGGCCGGAGACAATATCGCACATGAGGCGAAATGGCTTCCCAAAGATTATGCCAGCGGTAAAGGGTCCGAAGTCTTTAGAGGAAGGCATAGAGTTTTTAAAAACCTACGATATTGTCGTACACCCAAGGTGTAAACACACAATTGACGAATTGACACTATACAGTTATAAGGTGGACAAACTCACAGGCAATATACTTCCACTTCTGGATGACAAGAAAAATCACATAATTGACGCATTGAGATATGCTTGTGAAGGCATTAGAAGGGCGGTTACAAATAAGCCTAAAACATTCGTGCCGTTGCCAACAAGTAACAAATGGTAGAGAATAAAGAAACTAAAGGGAATCATGTCGCGATTAACTAAAGAACAGCATTTTAATAATGTATTAGAAACGGCTCGCAATGAGTTTGATTCTATTCAATCCGCTATTAAAAATGAGCGGATGCAATGCTTGGAAGATCGTAGATTTTATTCTATTGCCGGTTCTCAGTGGGAAGGCCCGCTCGGTGAACAATTTGAAAACAAACCAAAGTTTGAAGTAAATAAAATCCATTTGGCCGTTATTCGCATTATTAATGAATATAGGAACAACCGCATTACCGTTGATTTTGTAAGCAAAGACGGAAAGAAAGCGGATTCACTTGCAGATACATGCGATGGCCTTTATCGTGCTGATGAGCAAGATAGCACGGCAGAAGAAGCATACGATAATGCTTTTGAAGAGGCCGTATCTGGTGGGTTTGGCGCTTGGCGACTTCGTGCTGAATACGAAGACGAAGAAGACGAGGAAGATGAGCGGCAAAGAATCAGGATTGAACCTATATTTGACGCTGACTCCTCCGTGTTCTTTGATTTAGATGCCAAGCGCCAAGATAAGTCTGATGCAAAACGGTGCTTTGTCATTTCCTCAATGACGCGTGACGCTTACAAAGAAGAATTTGGCGATGACCCCAGCGATTGGCCAAAAACAATCACGCATACCGAGTTTGATTGGTACACCCCAAATGTTGTCTATATTGCTGAGTATTACCGTGTGGAAGAAGTATCGGAAACCATCAGGGTATTTGAGACTATTGACGGTGAAGAAGAAAAGTATTCCGAGTCAGATTTTGAGGCTGACGAAAACTTGGAGCAATCACTTGCTGCAATTGGCACAAAAGAAATCAGGAAAAAGAAAGTAAAGCGCCGCAAGGTGCATAAATACATTCTTTCTGGTGGCAAGGTTCTGGAAGACTGCGGGTACATCGCAGGCAAGAATATCCCAATCGTTCCGGTTTACGGTAAACGCTGGTTCGTAGATAACATCGAGCGCTGCATGGGTCACGTTCGACTGGCCAAAGATTCACAACGCCTAAAGAATATGCAACTCTCAAAACTTGGAGAGATTGCAGCATTCAGCAGCATGGACAAGCCTATTTTCACCCCCGAACAAATGGCGGGGCATCAAGTAATGTGGGCAGAGGATAACGTTAAAAACTATCCTTACTTACTTGCAAACCCGATGACAGACATGAACGGTCAGCCAGTGGCTAATGGCCCGATTGGTATGAAGACCGCGCCTAACATTCCACCCGCAATGGTGGCATTGATGCAGGTTACCGAACAGGATATGGCTGACGTTCTAGGCCGTCCTGAGAACGCCGAAAAGATGGTCAGCAACATTTCCGGTAAAGCCGTTGAGATGATTCAGCAGCGCCTAGACATGCAGACGTTTATCTATATGTCCAATATGGCAAAAGCAATTAAACGCTCTGGTGAAATTTGGCTCAGTATGGCTAAAGATATTTTTGTCGAGGAAGGCAGAAACATAAAAGCAATTGGCAAACAGGGCGAGGTTTCAACTGTTGAATTAATGCGTCCTGTTATCGGTGAGTCTGGCGAAATCGAATATGAAAATGATTTGTCCAGCGCAAATTTTGATATTGCCGTGGATGTTGGACCGTCTAGCAGCAGCAAGAAGGCCGCTACTGTTCGCGCAATCACTGGCATGATGACAATCACACAAGACCCAGAAACAATGCAGGTGCTCGGTTCCATGGCGATGATGAACATGGAAGGCGAGGGGGTTTCCGAGGTTCGTGATTTCTTCCGTAAACGCTTGGTAAACATGGGTGCGGTTAAGCCAACAGAGGAAGAAATGCAGGCCATGCAAGCACAGGCCGCACAAGCCCAGCCAGACCCGCAGACACAGTACATGATGGCAGCAGCAAACCAAGCCGATGCAGAGGCATCCAAGGCGCGTGCTGACACTGTATTGACCGTTGCCAAGGCCGAGGAAACTCAGGCAAAGACTTTGAAGACAATGACTGAAATTTCAGAGGTTGATCGCAAGCAAGCATTTGAAGATTTGCAATTGCTTGGAAGTGCTTTTCAAGGCCAACAGCCGCAGGAACAACAACCTGGCACACCGCCAGTGGTTTAAAAAATATGGTATTCCGCTAAACCATTTTGAATTAGCGAGTTTTTTTACGGGTAATTAAATGCTAGACAAGGCAGAGCAGTTTGATGAAGAAGTAGTCGATTCAGAAACGCAAGAATTCGAGCAAGTTGAAAATGTCGATATTAAGGCCAACGACAGCCACGACGAGCAAGAAGCGGAAGAAGAAATTACGGTTAGCATTGGTGAGGAGTCGCCACCTCAAGAAGAAGAAAAGCCCGCTCCTGAGTGGGTTAGAGATTTGCGGAAGAACTACAGAGAACTACAACGCGAAAAAAGAGAACTGGAAGCAAGGTTAAACCAACGCACAACAGAGGCTGAAAAACCTATTACACTTGGTAAAAAACCAACCTTAGAACAGTTTGATTATGACGCGGAAAAGTTTGAGGAGTCTCTTGAAGAATGGTACGAACAGAAACGATTGGTCAGCGAGCAACAGCATAAGGTAGAGCTGGAGCAACAAGCGCAACAGCGCGAATGGCAAAATCGTTTAAGTGCGTATGGCGAAGCAAAGCAGAAGTTAAAAGTTAAAGACTATGACGAAGCTGAATACGCCGTTCAGGAGACATTCAGTCAGACGATGCAAGGTATTATTCTGCATGGTGCTGATGACCCCGCATTGATCGTTTACGCCCTTGGAAAGAACCCCAAGAAGGCAAAAGAACTGGCAGCAATTAATGACCCCGTGAAATTTGCTATTGCAATCGGGAAACTGGAGACACAATTGAAAGTTAGTAATAAGAAATCACCGCCACCGCCAGAAAAGGCAATTCGCGGAAGTGGATCCGGTTCCGGTTCAGTAGACTCGACATTAGAGCGCCTGAGGGCAGAAGCAGAAAAATCAGGAAATATGAGCAAGGTAATTGCTTATAAACAACAACTTCGTAAGAAATCAACTTAATTTAATTTGGAGTATTAAATATGCCTAACGCATTTAGCAAAGAAGAACGCGTCGCGTTTGAAAACGTCCTCGAAGGTTTTAACGACGCTTTGGTGCTGTCACGTAACGTGTCCGTATACAATACAGACTCATCCTCAATGGAGCGTTCAAATAACATCATTTGGCGTCCCATGCCTTACGTCGCTCAGTCATTCTCTGGTACAGACATGACGTCCAACTTCAAGGATTCAACACAATTGGCCGTTCCTGCAACTATTGGCTTCAGCCGTTCAGCGCCTTGGGCAATGACCGCAACTGAATTGCGCGATACATTGCAAGAAGGCCGCTTGGGTGATGCAGCAAGACAAAAGTTGGCCTCTGATATTAACTTGGCAATCATGAACGTTGCAGCAACTCAGGGAACATTGGTTGTTAAGCGTACCGCCGCTGCATCTGGCTTTGATGATATTGCCGCTGCTGATGCAATCATGAATGAAACTGGCGTTCAGTCATTTGATCGCTACATGGCTCTGTCTACTCGTGATTACAACAACATGGCGAGCAATTTGGCAAGCCGTCAAAACATGGTTGGCAAGCCTACAACCGCATACGAAAAAGCATATGTTGGCAATATCGCCGGTTTTGAAACTTTCAAACTGGATTATGCAAATCGTTTGCTGGCTCGCGCTGGTGTGACCGTTTCAATTAACGGTGCTAACCAATACTACACGCCAAAAGCAACAAGCACGGCCACAACTGGTGAAACCGCTAACGTTGATAACCGTTACCAGACCATCGCCATTACCGTTACTTCTGGTACCGTTCGTGTTGGTGATGCTTTCACCGTGCTGGGTGTTAATAACGTTCACGCAATCACCAAGGCAGATACCGGCCAACTCAAAACCTTCCGAGTCACTGCAATTGTGACCGGCGCTGGTGGTACTGGTACCGTTCAGATTAGCCCGCCTATCATTTCCGGCGGTGGCTCAACTGACGCCGAATTGCAATACAAAAACTGTACTGCAACACCGGCCAACGGCGCTGCAATTACATTCTTGAACACCGTTGATGCAAACGTGAATCCATTCTGGCAAAAAGACGCGCTTGAGATTCTGCCAGCTTCTTATGCCGTGCCAAGTGATGCGGGTGCAGCAGTAATGCGAGCCAGCACTGATCAAGGCATCGAGGTGGTAATGCAGAAGCAATACGACATCAACACAATGCGCACAAAGTTCCGTCTTGACGTGCTATACGGCGTGGTAAACAAACAGCCTGAAATGTCCGGCATTATGCTGTTCTCTCAGACCTGATTGATTTAGTCTAATAAAGGGGTGGAGAAATCCACCTCTTTTCGTATGGAGTATTCATGCCGCTCAAAAAAGGCTATTCAGCCAAAACCGTATCAAGTAACATCAAAAAAGAAATGAAATCAGGAAAGCCACAAAAGCAAGCCGTGGCCATTGCTCTTTCATCAGCAAAAGAAGCAGCGGCAAAAGCCGGAAAAAAAATGTACCAAAAGGGTAAAAAATGAATAAGACCATGCTTTACAAACCAGACGGTGAATTTCTAGTAGATGATGGTTTCATTGATTACATCATCGTATGTGATGAAGATGTAGATTCAAAAATCGCTGAGGGATGGTTTAAAACGCCGCCAGAGGCTATCAATTCAACACCGCAGGAAGACGCCCCTAAAAAGCGCGGCAGACCGGCAAAAGCAGAATAAGCATGGGTTGGACTAAACGACAGTTTATTGAACAGGCATTCGATGAAATCGGATTGGCGCCCTATACTTTTGACCTAACAGCAGATCAATTGCAAAGCGCATTGAGGAAGCTGGATTCTATGATTGCGATGTGGAATGCCAAAGGCATTCGCTTGGGCTTCCCATTGCCTGCCAGCCCAAATAATAGTGATTTGGACACCGACACTTTGGTGCCAGATTCCGCTATCGATGCAATTTGTTTGAATTTAGCAATGAAGATTGCACCATCATTTGGTAAAGGGATTTCATTGGAAACTCGCTCAGGAGCCAAGGCAGCTTATGACGCAATGTTATTGAGGTTCTCAATGCCAATGGAAATGCAATTTGTTTCCACGTTGCCAACTGGAGCAGGAAATAAAAATTCATCGTCTGACGCTCCGTTTTTCGGCCAGCCTGTTGATCGTCTTTTAGTTGGCGATGATGGCGCTTTAGAATTTCTTTGAGGATTAAATGACAACCATCAATCAATTAACAACAATGGACTCGGTTTCTGATGGGGATCAGGTTCCATTTTTCAGTACAAATAACGGCGACACTAGAAAGTCGTCATTTTCAACTTTAAAAACCTATTTTCAAACTGGCGTCACTGCCAATGACGATAAACTAACGCAGTATTCTGCACCGTCAGCCACTGGTTTTAGTGTTCAGGTGAATAATGCAAGTAATAGTGTTTGGCTTATATTGACACCGACTGGAACATTTGCAACAGGTACGTTGATTTTGCCAACACTTGCAAATTGCATTGACCGTCAGGAAATTTTAGTTAATAGTACGCAGGTAGTAACAACGCTTACAATTAATGGAAATGGCGCAACTGTAACGGGAGCTCCAACAACATTAACAGCTAATTCATTTTTTAGATTGCGATTCGATAATGTCGCTAAAGTTTGGTATAGAGTAGGATAAAAAAAATGTCTTTTTTACTAGCAAATGGTCTTATTGAAATTGTCGTCCCAGTTGGGCAGAAAATATGCGTAACCTCTTATGGAGCTGGAACAACAAAAGTTGAAGCAGAAATAGGCCCGAATAATTATCCGATCGCTTTTTCTCTTTTAAAATTAATTACAAATTCAGACTATACAAGTCCTGTTTTTACAAAAGAAACAATAGTTAAAATCACTGCTGGATTATGTGATGTTGAATATATTGTAGGAATAAATCCATTCCCAACTATTAGCAGGGTAACCACTGATAATAATGGAAGTTTTTTGCTTGAAGATAATACAGTTATCGATGGGAATTTGTCAGTTTCAGGATTGCTCGGCTTGGGAGTTACGCCGAGTGCGTGGGGCGCTGCAATAAAGGCGCTTCAGGTAAACACGGTGGCGGCGCTAAGTGCAAGCGTTGCCACTTTAGACTTAACAAACAACTATTACTTTGACGGGACAAGCAATCGCTACCTGACTACAAACTTTGCAACAGCGTATACACAGGTAGCGGGTCAGCACCGTTGGTCTATTTCCCCATCCGGCACAGCAGGCGACCCGATAAGTTTCACGCAGGCGATGACGCTGACGCAGGGTGGCAGCCTGTTGGTGGGGACTACGAACGCAGCGGGTTTCAGGTTCCGTGTGTCTTCAAGTTCCGAAACTGTAGCACTGTTCGATAGTGCAGGCCCCGCTGCATACATCAACATTTCGGATTCAACATCTACAAACTCACCACAAGTCGGTAGTGCCGGGAACAACCTTGTTTTTAGAGCAGGCCAGACTAGCAACACAGAACGCGCCCGTATCACCTCTGGCGGCAGCCTGTTGGTGGGGACAACGACGGATAGCGGCTTTCGAGCGGTTATCACAAGTACATCAAACCTTGTGAGACTTGATGCGCAGAACGCTACATCAACACCGTTTGTTGGGTTGCGCATTAACTCCACGGGTACTAGCGTTGGCAATGTATCTCCTGCAATAGATTTTGACGTTGGTGGGGGTGGGGGTGGCGCAAGTATCTACACGGTTCGCGAAGGTGGGCCGGGTGGAAACCTTATTCTTTCCACTGATACAACTGGCGCAGTTCGCACGGAACGCGCCCGTATCACCGCGGGCGGCAATCAGATCAACTTCCAGCCTGCCGAATCCGCACAGAACACAAGCGCGACTTTAACTGTCTCACAACTACAAAGCCAAATTATCACCGCCAATGCAGCAGTGACGCTTACCTTGCCAACAGGTACAGCTTTGGAAACGTACACAACGGTGATGGCTGTTAATACGGCATTTGAGGTTGTATTTATTGCAACAACTGCAAATGCAATTACAATCGACGCGAATGGAAATACTACTGTTGGCAGCCTAACAATAAACGGAAATACATCTGGAACTTTCCGCTTTCGCAAAACTGCTGCAAATACATTTACTGTGTACCGCACCGCATAAGGAATAAAATGAAATTCACGATAATAGAAATGAGCCGAATAATTGATGGTGGAATTGTAACCACTTTGCACTGGTCAGCCAAAAAAGTTTCTGGAGAGCACCAAGCTAATACTTATGGCACTTTTAATTTCCAAGAAAAATCACCGTCTGATGATAGTTTTATTCCTTATGAAAACATTACAGAAGAATTGGCTATCGAATGGTTAAAAGACGCATTGGGCGAGTCAGCAATTAATGCGATTGAAACCAATTTAGATTTTTTTATATCAGAGCAAATAAAGCCAAAATATGCCTCTGGTCTTCCTTGGAAAGTTTAAAATTGGCTAATAATGACTGATATTTTAAAAAACGATAACAATGTTCCATGCCGATATTTGGATAAACACGACAAATTGTTTAGTTCACAACCGGTGCGACCAAAGTAGAACCTCAATGGATTGAAAATGCCAAAGGACTCCCGCCTTGAACGAGCGGGGGTGTCTGGTTTTAATAAACCAAAGCGCACCCCGTCCCACCCAACAAAATCACACGTTGTAGTCGCAAAAGAAGGCGATAAAATAAAGACAATCAGATTCGGCCAGCAAGGCGTTTCCGGTTCTCCAAAAAAAGAAGGCGAATCAAAAGCGAACAAGACAAGGCGTGAATCATTTAAAGCCAGACACGCTGAAAATATAGCAAAAGGCAAAATGAGTGCTGCGTGGTGGAGTTCAAAGGTCAAGTGGGCTATAATGGCAGTCATGTTAAATGGTATGTTTATGAATGCTTATGTTGCCAATACAGGACTCAAGAATTTCTACGCTTAATGGACGGTGGGTTGCCACTTGCAAATGCGGAAATACATCTTCTTTTTCCACAAAAGGCAGTTGCTTAAGAATGTTGAATCGTGGAATTTGTTCTAGATGTAAGCCGGATTATAGAAACGTAAGAGATGAATATGTAGGAATTTATAGACGGCTTGATGGGAAATGGTGTTCAACCTGCACTGGGTGTGGAAATGAGCAGGCATACACTAGAAAAGATCATGCCAAACAAAGTGAGATTAACGATTGGAGATGTAAATCTTGCAACGCAAAAGACAAGGCATTTAGTTCTAATCTTCAAGTTGGAGATAGGCAAAGAATTTTTAATAGATTTAAGAAATCTGCCAAGTCTAGAAGTTTATTGTGGGATTTGTCATTAGAGCAAATGTTTGAATCTTTTGACGGGAAGTGTGCTTTGACTGGTTGGGAAATATCACTTAATTATAAATGTGAAACTGCCAGTTTAGATAGAATTGACAGCAATAAGCCTTATGCTAAAAACAACATTCAATGGGTGCACTCAATGGTAAATATGTGTAAAAACAAATACGATCAAAGCAAATTTGTAGAGATGTGCAAAGCAGTGGCAAATAAAGAAAAGTGGTAAACAATGCAAATTCCAATTCTGAACGGCATATACACAGACGGAGCGCCAAATGTTCGAACTTTATACCCACAAAATCTAATCCCCGTTCCAAAAGAAAACGGAGTCAGTAATGGCTATTACCGTCAAGCTGATGGCATTACTCAGTTTGGCTCTGGAACTGGTGTTGATCGCGGTGGAATTGAATGGAACGGCCTTTGTTATCGAGTCATGGGGACAAAATTAGTTTCTATTGATAGCGTTGGCGCATACACCGTTATTGGCGATGTTGGCGGCTCAGGTCAGGTTACATTTGACTATTCTTTTGATCGCTTGGCGGTGGCATCTAGTGGCGCTCTTTACTATTACAACGGAACTACATTTGTTCAGGTGACTGACGTCGATTTGGGAACCGTCGTGGACGTTGTCTGGGTTGATGGTTATTTTATGACCACGGATGGACAGTATTTAGTGGTTACCGAATTGAACAATCCGTTGTCAGTAAACCCATTGAAATACGGCTCATCTGAGGCAGACCCAGACCCAGTAGTAGCGCTCTTAAAATTGCGCAATGAAATATATGCTCTGAACCGCCACACAATTGAGGTTTTCGATAACGTGGGTGGCGAATTGTTCCCGTTCGAACGTATTGAAGGCGCGCAGATTCAACGCGGTGCAATTGGCACGCAAGCGTGTGCGGTATACATGGATGCGGTTGCTTTTTTAGGTGGCGGTAGGCATGAAGACAATGCAATTTGGATTGGCGCGAACGGACAATGCACGAAACTATCAACTCAAGAAATAGATTATGAGTTAGCATCATATACAGAGGCTCAACTAGCAAACGTTGTGATGGAGTCAAGAGGCTCAAAGTCACATCAGTTTCTATATATACATTTGCCTGATAGAACTTGGGTATACGATGGCATGGCCTCTAACGCATTGCAAACACCCGTCTGGTTTAAACTTGTTAGCAGCATTACAAACGTTGGCCGGTATAGGGCGCGAAATTTTGTCTGGTGTTACAACAAATGGCTTTGTGGAGACCCAACCTCGTCAGCGCATGGTTATTTAGATGATTCAATTTCAACGCATTATGGGCAAACAATAACCTGGCAATTCGGAACTTCAATTATCTACAATGAAAGCAGAGGCGCGGTAATCCATCAGTTAGAGCTTGTTTCATTGACCGGCAGAGTTGAAATCGGGAAAAATCCAACAATTAGCACAGCATACTCAACAGACGGGGAAAGCTGGAGTCAAGAAAAATTTGTTTCGGCCGGAACAATCGGGCAATCAAATAAAAGGATTGTTTGGTTTCAGCAGGGCTCACTTCGTAATTGGCGCTTGCAGCGGTTCACAGGCACCAGTGATGCCCACATATCAATGCTGAGGTTAGAAGCCAATATAGAGGCGTTAAATGCCTAGAAAGCAACCCTTAACTAGAAATCAACTTGCTGAGTTCTTGCCAAACCATGAGTCCATCAAAGCATTTGAAAGAATCATGGATGAGGTTTACAACCTTATGCCTGCTGACATCATAACGCTTACAAACTTGGCAAATGAGGCATATTTGCAAGGCTCAGTCTCAGGAAATCATGCAGAAGAAATATCAGGAAATTCTAGGCAGTTTGATTATTTAGATTTTCCTGTTTCTTCTGTTCCAGTTTCACAGGCCAGACGAATTTTTTATGATGATGGCGATGGTACGCTTGAATTCGTTTTAAGGGGCGGGAACTCAACGCTTAAAATCGGCCAGCAAGAAATTCAATTGTGCTTTAACGGTGCGGCTACAACAATGTCGCGCGGTACTGTTGTCCAGATTACCGGCGCGCAGGGCAATCGAATAAAAATCAATCGCGCACAGGCCAATGCAGAATCTACGTCTAATCACACATTCGGGTTTGTTGATGAGTCGATAACAAACGGCGCTGAAGGTTATGTAATCAACTCTGGTTTGATTCGCAAACTCAACACGATCACGGATTCAGATGGCAACGCCCTAACTGCTGGTGATACGCTTTACTTGTCTCCTCTAACCTCTGGTGGATACACAAAAGTAAAACCAGTCTCGCCCAATCATTTGGTTATTGTTGGATTTGTGGTGCGGGTTCATGCTTCTGTTGGCGAGATATTCGTTAAGATAGACAATGGCTATGAGCTTGAAGAATTGCACAATGTATATCTTCCCTCGCCGGTGGCCGACAATTCGCTGATCTACAACGCAACAAATTTGCGGTGGGAGGCTGGCCCGATTTTAAAATCTGGAACTTATACGCCGACGCTAACAAACGTTACAAACGTGGCGGCAAGCACGGCTGCTGTATGCCAGTGGATGCGTGT